GGTCAAGTACGCGACCTGATGAAAGGGGCTTCGGCCCCTGAGTCGTCTGCATCTCAACTTCACAAGGAATTCATCATGATCCTCTTGAATCGTTCGTACAAGGGTTACGCGGCTGGCACCATCGTGCAGCTCGCCACTCAGGAAGAAGCCTCGCTGATTTCGCAAGGCTTCGCCAGCAGCTCTGCAGGCCCCGTGACTCCTGGCGCTGTCACCACCAGCAACACGCACGGTCGGGTCGGCATCGCCGCTGCGGGTACGTCCGTGGTGGTGACCAACCCTGCGTTCACCACGGAGTCCAAGTTCATCGCCTACCTGTCGAACGCTGCGGCCGACGGCACGGCGCTGTACGTGACTCGCATCACCCCGGCCAACGGTTCCGTCACGTTTACCCTGAACGCTGCTGCGACCGCTGCGGTGTCGATCGACTGGGCGCTGCTCATGGTGAGCGGTGAACTGCCGCCGAATTAACCCGGCTTCAGTGGATGGTAGCGCTCACATAGGGTATTACTACCGTAAGGTAGTACCCCTGTGTGAGCGCTCCACCCCGCCGACACTTCTCAACACCTGAACTACGGAGCGAACATCATGTCCAACGGCGAATATCCCAAGTGGGTGCAGCGTGAAGCCCACATCGGCCCCGTCCTCTGCCGCAACGCCAAGGAAGAGCAGGAACTGCTCGAATCCTGGGAAGAGCAGAAGCTCGAAGCAGCCCAAGCAGAAGCCGAAGCCGCGAAGAAGCTGGCTGCCGAGGCCGAAGAAGCTGCCAAGATCACCCTGAAGCAGCAGGGCGGCGACCAGAAGAAGCAGGGTAAGTAGCCCGCTTCGCCGATACCGTCGGTATCGGTGGGCATGGCTTTGGGGCCGTTTTGGCCCCAGACCTATACCCACCCCTAGGCCAAGGGCCAAAAGACCCGCCTGCGGCCGATTTGCCCTTCGTGGGCGTCCATTGCAACCCTAGGAGGCACCCATGCCCGGTCCCCAACCCTCTATCCTGAAGATGCGCAGCGGTCAGAACGCTGTCGCTGGCGGCACCACGCAACCCGGCTGGGTCAGCGGCGACATCGCCAGCTTGGCTGCTGCTGGCACCGCCACGGTGATCTTCGACCTTGGCCCCAACTGGGATCAGTACAACGTGGTTCAGGTGGCGCTGGTGCCCGCTGGACCGTCCAGTGGCCTGAACGCTGTCGCTGCGTACAGCTCTGCAGACCCCGCGTTCAACGCTGCGCAAGACCCGCAGCTGAACTACACGTGGGGTACGTCGTTCGGCCCCGCTGCTGGTGCTGCTGTAGCCACCCCGCAGTCGGCCATGTTCACGCCCATGGATCGCTACCTCATCGTGCGTGCGACCAACGCCGACGGTGCGAACGCTCAGGGTGCTGGCGCTTTCGTCCAGCTGTCGGCTCACCCTGTCGTCTAAGGAGCTGCCATGCCCAGCGGAATCGTCGTCAGCGACCTCATCAAGTCGTCGATGCGCCTCATCGGCGCGATTGCCACCGGCGAGACCCCCACGGCTGATGAAGCCAACGATGGTCTGCTGGTGCTCAATGACATGCTGGAGAACTGGTCCACCGAGAACCTGTCGGTATGGGGCTCCAGCAACCAGACGTTCAACCTCGTGGCTGGTCAGTCGACCTACACCATCGGCCCGCTGGGCAACTGGAACACTGACCGACCCCAAGACATCGATGACGCGTACATGCGCTTCAGCGGTGTGGACTTTCCGGTGAAGGTCATCAGTCAAGAGCAGTACAACGAGATCAACCTCAAGACCATGCAGCAGCCCATCGTGGAGCGCTTGCTGTATGTGAACGAGTTTCCGTTGGGCATCGTGACTGTGTGGCCTGTGCCGACGCAGTCGTTGCCGATCACGCTTACCATGAAGCGGATCTTGGACTTCCCCATCACGCTGGCTACCGTGCTGACTGGCCCGCCGGGCTACCTGAAGGCGCTGCGGTTCTGCCTCGCGGTGGAGATGGCCCCTGAGTTCGGCATCGAGCCCAGCGCCACGGTGGTCCAGGTGGCGGCTGATGCGAAGGGCGACTACAAGCGATCCAATCTGCCGCTGGTGGTGGCTCAGTATGATGCCGCGTTGACTGTGCCTCAGGTGGCGCTCTACCAGCGGGGGTACTGATATGGCGAAGTTCCCGCTGGTCGGCCCCAGCTACACGGCACGCAGCCGCAACTTCGACGCGCAGCGCTCCATCAACTTCTACCCTGAGGTCTCGGAGAGCGGCACGAGCAAGAGCGTGGCTGCGCTCATCGGTACTCCGGGCCTGCGTCTGTGGGCCACGCTCACAGGCGGCAACATCCGTGGCTGCATCCGCTTCAGCAGCACGGTGTCTATCGTGGTGTGCGGCAACAACGTCTTCAAGCTGTTCAGCGCAGGCAACGCGCAGCTGATCGGCACCATCACTCCGGGCACCGCTCCGATCAAGATGGCCAGCAACGGCAAGGTTGTGATGCTGGTGGTGGGCGCCAGCGGGTACATCGTGTCTCCCTCGGACAACACGGTGACCGGTATCGCCAACCCAGCGTTCACTGGTGCGGATGTCGTGGACTTCCTGGATGGCTACTTCGTGTTCAACAAGCCTGGAACTGGTCAATTCCAGATTACTGGCCTGTATGACACCACGATCGATCCACTGGACTTCGCGACTGCGGAAGGCTCGCCCGATCTGCTGGTCAGTCTGATCGTGGATCACCGTGAACTGTGGCTGTTCGGGGAGAACAGCACGGAGGTCTTCTTCAACAGCGGCAACCCCGACTTCCCGTTCGAGCGCATCCAGGGCGCGTTCATCGAGCAAGGCTGCGCAGCCAAGTTCAGCGTCGCCAAGATGGACAACAGCGTGTTCTGGCTGTCTGCTGATGATCGTGGTCAGGGTATGGTGCAGCGCGCAGTAGGCTATCAGCCGCAGCGCATCAGCACGCACGCAGTGGAGTTCGCAATCGGCGGCTACAGCCGCATCGACGATGCTGTGGCGTACACGTACCAGCAGGAGGGGCACTCGTTCTACGTGCTGACCTTCCCGTCGGCGAATGCTACGTGGGTCTACGATGCCAGCACGAACATGTGGCATGAGCGCGCGTGGCGCAACCCGGTGGACGCCAGCCTGAACAGGCACCGCAGCAACTGCCAGATGGCTTTCGCCAACGAAGTGCTGGTGGGCGACTGGGAGAATGGCAAGATCTACGCCATGGACCTTGACGTGTTCACCGACAACGGCGACCCGCTACCTGCCATTCGCCAGACAGCGCACCTTGCCAGTGGCAGATTCTGGCAGTTCTTCTTTCGGCTCTGGGTCGACATGGAGACTGGCGTTGGCTTGAACACCGGGCAGGGCAGCAACCCGCAGGTCATGCTTCAATGGTCTGATGATGGTGGTCACAACTGGAGCAACGAGCTCTGGGTGACCGCTGGCAAGATCGGCGAACGCACTGTCCGCGCTGTGTGGCGCAGGCTGGGCCGCTCCAGGGACCGTGTGTGGCGTGTCACCATCACGGACCCGGTCAAGCGCGTGCTGATCGATGGTGATATCGAAATGAAAGTGGGTACATCGTGAGCGCTCCTCTCAAGCTGCCATCAGCTCGCCAGCCAGTCACAGTCCAAGACCCGGCTGGCAACGAGACGTTCACGCGTCCGTGGTTTCTGTTCTTCCAGACTGTGTGGGAGCGGCTGGGCGGTGGCGTGGGCATCGACGACGATGCACTGTTGCTGGCCCCGCAACCGCAAGACTACGGTGCTGCCTATGCTGCCCAGCAAGACGCAGGCCAAGCGCCTGTCTGGACGCCGGAGCAGCAGGTGGTCGTCGACCAACTGCAAACTGAGCTGGCTTCTCAACGCGATCAGATCGCCGAGCTCCTTAAGGAGATCCAGGCCCTGAAGCAAGGATATCAACTGTAAGGAGTGCCTCATGGCCGTCACTGCCAAACCCATCATCGATCCGTTGCAGATTGCAGCGGCCAACACCACGCAGTACACTGCCCCGGTCGGCACGCGCACCATCATCGACAAGTTCACCG